TTTCAGTATAAAATAAGACAGAAATGTAGCTCTATAGAAGAATTGAACAATCTAGAAAAACAAATTTTAAAAGATGAAAAAGATAGGCTCTATAACATAAAAGAAGGCGGATATGACGCTCCTCCCATAAAGCATACTGAGGAATCAAAAAGAAAAATATCTGAAGCTCAACCTAAGATTCCAGTCGTGGGAATGTCTGTAAAAACCGGTGAAATTAAGGAATACGCTACCGTAAAAGATGTTAAAATAGACGGGTTTAATCATAAAAATATTGGTAAATGCTGCCTGCTTTCTATTTCAAAAGCTAGCGGAAGAGTCCAGCAGGCTATTTCTACAGGTAAATGGGTTTGGATGTACAAATCCGAATTCAACCTATTTGAGATGGAGCGTAGGCGCGATATGGCTCAAAATCGTGGTAACAACGATCAATCCAGAGCAATAATCGGAAAATCTTTGTTAGATGGGTCTACTATACGCTTTAAATCGTGTACGGAGGCCTCTAGGGAGCTTAAAACGCAGGTAGGGACCATAAGAGGAGCTTGCGTGGGAGGAGAGATTAAATCTGCAGCCCAATATGTTTGGGTATTCGCTGATGATCCAGAACCCACAATCTTATTAGAGAAGAGGTATGTTTACGCTCTAGATACATTTAATGGGTACCGTGTTATAGGCCCACGTTCGAAGCGTTCTTCTATCAAAAAAGTTTAAGAGAATCAATCAGTTATGGCCATACTTACTTCCGGTAATATTTTAAGCGAGCAACGTTGGGATTGCGCGGATCAAAGAAGAGTTGAGTCTGGAGTCCGTAACGACTTCGATACCACAATAACCTCAATAATTACAAATACTTCTCAGGGTTACATCATTCGCGGCTTTTCTCTCTTAACCTCTGGCGCTATAGGATCCGCTGCGAATGGTTTGGAGATGGTCGTAGACCCTGGTGCTGTCCTAAATATCAATGCCAGCGTCAGCGGCACGATCTATCAAACCCCAATTGGAACCCCAAATCAAATTCTCAATGCCGCCGTCAACACGAATGTTAGCGGATCTTTTGCTGCGAATTCTACAAACTATGTCGGTATCGATTATCTCAGATTTGCAGATCCAACTACCGATGTAACCAAGTATATTTGGAACGCGTCTGCCAACGACGAAATTCCCGTCATCGCGCCCGCTGCTCAAACCCTCACCTTTGAAATTTTTATAACAACCAGTATCTGGGCAGAAAACGTTCTTCCCGTTGCGATCGTAACCACAGATTCAAACGGCAATGTCACCTCGATCACCGATGCGCGTTGGATGCTTTATTCTCTCGAAACCGGTGGACTCGATCCCAATCCCAATTTTACCTATCCTTGGACCGAAGGTCGAACCCAACCTCCAGTAACAACTACTTCCGATTCCGTAGATCCATTTGTCGGTGGCGACAAACAAATCGATTCTCTCAAGGCGTGGATGGACGCCATTATGTCTTCGCTCATCGAAATCAAAGGCACGCCGTTTTGGTTCACGGGCCCCTCAGTTGGCCCCATTCCAACTCCCACTCCTTCTCTCATATCCATTTTTCAAGATCTTGGAAATACCGTCATCACAGGGCCCGGAGAAATCTCAAACGGTATTCTTCCTAACTCCGATTCTATTTTGATAACGACTGGAAATATTGTCGGTAGCCCAACTCCTAGCAATCAACTCACAAGCTTAGGTTCTACCGCAGGTCTTGTCAATGGCGACTTCATCTTCGGTACCGGTATTCAAGCCGGAACTACCATTATCAATATCTCTGGTTCTACTATCACAATGTCGCAACCGGCGACCCTGAATGGTACCGGAATTACTGTTACATTCTATAGCCCTAGCGTCATCACCGCACCTGGCCAGATCAATTGGGATCAAAACATATACATCCGCGTGATTGGATCCGCTCTCACCTATACTCTTGCCGCTAACCCCTCTTCTGCAGATATTACGCTAGCCGATGACGAAGTCGCATATATTACCTTGGTCAGAGACGTCAAGATCACGCCCAATCTCATTTTCACCACCGGCTCTCCAGTAGTCACCTCTGTCGGCGCGGTTTCTTGGACTTCGGGATTGCTAGAGGGCGATTTGGTTAAAGTTGCTAGCGACACCAGTAGTGGTTACTACGTCATTCAAAGCGTAAACAGTCCTTCTCAGGTTACATTGACTACGAACGTGCTCTTAGCAGATAACACCGGAGCTACAGGCGCTGCCGCTGAATACGCATTTGGTAGTTATCTAGCGGCTCCAACCCCTACCACGACTAGAAATATTTACATCGCCGCTCGTGAAGACGTCCCGATGAATGGTAACACGTTTTGGTTGTTTTTGCGTGAAGACAACGGCGGCGCACCACGCGTCTATATTCGTTTCTTAGCAGAGGAATTGGATAACGGTGAATCGGTAAATGTGAGCGGAACCACTAGTTTAGAGCTTCTGCAATACATTGGTGCTCCTTCTGCCGCATCTTCTTCACCACAATATGTTAACGCGTTGAATCCAGGCTCTACGACCCAAATCACCGATATCACTATTGGTGGTGGCTCTACCATTAGCCCTAGTCAATATTTTTTGATCTACAGTTCGAATAACGCAAGACAGTATGCGGTTTGGTTTAAAGTTAGCGGGTCCGGAACGGCTCCGGTTGTTCCATATTTTAATTCAACAATAGAAGTCGATATCCTGACCGGAGATAGCGCTACCGTAGTTGCTACTAAGTTAGCCGCCGCTCTGAATACGGTTCCGTTTCGAGATTTCAGCGCCACTTCTGGTGCTGGCACCGTTGTTGTAACCAATACATCTGCCGGTGTTAGTAATGCCGCTAGCAATGTCGATGTAGGTGCGCCATTTGCAATTAGTATTACTCAATCCGGAACCGGCGTTGGAAACAATGTCATTCATGACGGCGACTCACTTACGTTGGCCATCAAAGAACTCGATCAGGCCATTGGAAACATCGAGGCAAGTCTAAACAATCCCGCTTATGATGAAGTTGTTGAGATCGTCGCAAGCGGAGCTACTCCTCCCACTTCTTTAAATGGACCACTCCCAAATACCACCGTCATCACTCTTCCATTGGATAGTCGAACCGGAAATAGCCTCGCACAATATACCGTTGGTAAAGGGATTTTACAAGTATTTTTGAATGGTCAATTTATCGATGTCGAGAGTGGAGCCTATTCTGAAGTGGGCGCTGCAGGCACTCCTAGTAATCAAATTGAAATCCTTACTTTTCCCGATGGTTTAGTTGTTGGCGACGAACTAGAATTTAGATTCAGTGGCGGCGGAGGAGGTTCAGGTGGACAAGGCGCAGTTGGACCAGCTGGTGCTCCTGGACCAAGAGGAGCAGATGCCATTGGTCAATTGGTGACCATTTCTATTCAAAACGGTCCCGCAACAATTACCGTATCTTCGGGTAATTTATTTTATCGTGCGAATTGTGCCAGTGGTGCGGTTACGTACAATTTACCAGCAGCAGCTGTCTCTACTGGAAATGTTTTCATTTTCAAAAAAGTAGATTCTAGCTACAACGACATGAACGTAGTTGCAGCGGGATCCGATAAAATCGATGGATTTTCTTCGATTACCACAAACGTTCAGTACGAATCGTTTTCATTAGTCAGCGATGGAACGACCTGGAATTTATTTTAATATGCTAATTTATAAACTTATAAACACATTAAATGGGAAGATTTATATAGGGAAGACTAAAAATTCTTCCGTATGCGCCAGAAAATCTTCACATAAATCGCAATCAAAAAGATATGAACCTCGTCAATATATCCATAAAGCTATTAAAAAATATGGATGGGAAAATTTCAAAATAGAAATTGTAGAAGACGGAATAGACAGTTTGGAAATTTTAAATAAAAGAGAGAAATTTTTTATCCGAGAATACGATTCGGCCAATAGAGAAAAGGGCTATAATTTGACTCTAGGCGGAGATGGTGGTCACGGATTATCCGGAGAGAAAAGCGGAACTTTCGGCATGAAGCGTCCGGATTTATCTGAGAGAAATAGGAAAAATAAAGGAAAAACTTTAGTACAGATACATGGAGAACAAAAGGCTTCAGAAATAAAAAATAAAATGGTTATTAGTAGTACCGGAAAAGTTCTTTCCGAAAAAGCTAAGGCTAATTCCAGTAAAGCGAGAAAATTAGCGTGGGAGAATGGAACATACGACAAGCCGGAAACTAGGGCTAAGTACACGTTAAACAATAAGGGCAATCCAAGTATCAAAAGAATAAAAGTTTATAGTCCAGAATTGAACATGGAATTCGCATCTCTGTCTTTTGCAGCAGCTCATATAAAAACTCATGTTAGCAATGTGAGCAAAGTTTTAAATGGCACTCTCAAGCACATAAAGGGCTATACCTTTTCTCGTGTAGTGGAGGATACGAAAAATGTCGTATAATCCCAATTCGACTGGTAGTGCGATAACATTAACTGGAACCACTTCCGGTAGCGTAACTATTTCCTCCGCAGCAGTCATCACCACCTACAATCTCATTTGGCCCGCAGCGCAAGGATCGGCGAGCACGGTTTTAACTAACGATGGCGCTGGAAATCTTACCTGGGGTCCTGGCGGAAGTTCCGGCGTTTCTAGTATCAATACTGAAAGCGGCGCTATCACCATTACTGGAACCGGCGGAACTACTGTAACCAATATTGGTACCGCTTTTACCATCAATTCAGCTACTACGGGAACCACGACAGTACCAAACGGTGGAACCGGAGAAACCTCCTTTACCGCTCTCAACCAGCTAATTATAGCCAATGGCTCCTCTCCAACTGGAGCATTGCAGCAAGTTCCTGGTGGTGCCGCAGGTCTAGTCCTAACTTCTAATGGTACTTCGGCAGCACCGACTTGGCAAGCTGCTATTGGTGGAAATCCTTATTACGTAAATCGATTTACCCTTACCGGAACAGACATTACCAATGGATTCGTAACCCTTAGTACCCCTCCAGACACTCCGTCTGATATCGTTCTCACGGTAATTGGTGGGCCTATGCAATCCTATACTTCGGACTACACAGTTTCTAGAGCAGTACTTACTTGGACAGGAAATTTAGCAACTCTTATTGCTTCAGGCGACATGCTTGTAGTTCAATATAATTAATATGATAATATATAAATTTACTAATAAAATCAACGGGAAGATCTATATAGGTCAGACCACCAATACCTTTAAAAAAAGGTATAGCGGCTACTCCAACTTTAAGGGCAATACTTACTTCAATAGAGCGCTTTTAAAGTATGGAATGGATGGTTTCATAACCGAAGAGATATGTTCTGCCAAAAATTTGGAAGATTTGAATTATTTAGAAGAATATTTCATAGAATACTACGGCTCCCTACGCCCAAATGGATACAATACGGAACGCGGCGGGAATAACCATACGAGGGTGGTCGGCGCTATGAAGGGCAAGTTCCATTCGGAAGAAACTAAAAAGAAAATGAGCCTATCAGCGTTAGGAAAACCTAAGAGCTTAGAAGCCGTACAGAAAATGATCAAATCTAAAACTGGGTCCAAAATGCCGAGAGAAGCGGTGGAAAAACGGGCGATGGCTCAAATAGGGAAAAAGAAGACCGGCAGCGCAGTTATATGCAATGAAACCGGGGAAAGTTTTATGTCCGTATCGGAAGCATCCAGTAAGACCGGTGTCTATAGGACTAAAATTGTTAGACAGCTTACAGGAAAAGTAAAAAATACTAAATGTCCTCTTACCTTTAGATATCTCAATAAGGAAAAATAAATATGTCGCAGATCACTACAAAATGGATTTCGGACTTAGCGGTAACCTCAGGTTCATCGGCAGCCCACGGAAAAATTGGGTCCGGCGCAGCAGCTGCAACATCAGCACTCTTTTCTGATGGCGCTGGAGGTACAGCTTTTAGGGCCATCATGTCTACCGACATACCCACCCTAAACCAAAATACTACGGGTACCGCTGTCAACATCACAGCTACCAGCAATGCAACCCTCACAACGCTTTCAGCTCTGACTACAGCTTCTAGCTTAGCCCATGTCGGAACCATCTCGACTGGTACCTGGCAGGGTAGTGCGGTAGGAATATCTTACGGTGGAACCGGCGCGACCAATGCCGCTTCTGCCTTCAATAACTTGTCTCCAATGGCCACGACTGGGGATATGATTTATGAGGTTTCTGCCGGAACTGCTGCCGCTCTTCCAATTGGAACTCCTGGACAGGTATTGACCGTAGTAGGCGGAGTCCCCGTATGGCAGACTCCTACCATTACCCCTGGCGATATTTCATTAACGGATAACCACATCTTTGTTGGTAACGCATCAAATCTTGCTGCTGACGTTGCTATGTCAGGCGATGCAACCATTGTTGCTTCTGGGGCCTTAACGCTAGCTACAGTGGCTACTGCTGGAACTACGGGTTCTTCTACCGCCATTCCAGTTATCACTATTAACGCTAAAGGGTTAACTACCTCTATTACAACCGCTGCGGTCGTTGCTCCTGCCGGAACGCTTTCCGGCACAGTACTCAACAGCACAGTGGTAAGTTCTAGTCTGACTTCAGTTGGAACGCTAACTTCCGGTACATTGGGAACTGGTTTTACAGCAGTTGCTATCGCACAAGGTGGAACCGGTCAGACCACGGCTTCAGCAGCTTTTGATGCCCTATCCCCTATTACCGCAACTGGGGATTTAATCGTAGGTAATGGTGTTGATAGTGCGACTAAACTTCCAATTGGAACAACCGGATACGTTCTAACCTCTAATGGGACCACCGCTGTATGGCAAGCTACTGCTGCGACCGCTACTTGGAACAAAGAAACCTTTACCAGTATATCTGGTTTCACCATCACTTTGGCCCATGCCCCTCTTGCGAATTCTACCGAGTTGCTGATACAAGGTGCTGGCGTCCAATTAGAAGGTGCTAGTTACGATTATACCGTCAGTGGAACGACTTTAACTTTTGTAAACGGTCTGGGGTCTGGTGGAGTGTCCGCCATTACCTCTTTCGATGTAGTACAGGTACAATATCAATATTAAATCATGATATAGAGTGGGGGTGATAGTCATTCCCTATAGACCGGCTGAAATGCCGAAGCTGGGGGCGGATGCCCTGTTTCTAAAGAAACAAAGGAAAATACGTGAGTCAAGTAAAAAACCGCTTTTTAGCACAAATGGCCAACAATACCGTGAAGGCCAATATTTCTGGGGGTACTGCCGACCCCAGCGATGTATCTGCAGTAAGCACAGCAACTGCTAGCACTTTCATGGTTAGGGATACTGTCGCCAATGTTGCAATAAACAATATAACTCAAGGCTTCACCACCACCGCTACCGCTGCCGGAACCACTACCTTAACGGTTTCCAGCACATATTACCAGCAATTTACTGGTTCAACTACGCAAACGGTAGTTTTGCCAAGCGCTACCACTCTCGTTGTCGGACAATCGTTCATGGTAATGAATCCCTCTACCGGAATAGTTACCGTAAATGCAAACGGTGGGGGGCTAATTCAAACAATGGCGGCTAATTCGTGGGCCATTTACACCGTCACCTCTACAGGAACATCAGCCGGTACATGGGACTCTTCATATTGCGTTGGATCTTCTTCCCCACTTACCACAAAAGGTGACATATTCACCTATTCAACCACCAACGCTCGCCAACCTGTCCCTGGAGATTATGGTGCTCTCGTAGCTGATTCTAATCAGAGTACGGGTTGGAGAAGTGCTCCCTATACAGCTACGGATGGTAAGCCGGGTAAAAACTATATTCAATATGCTGATTTTGAGAATGGAGCAACGACAGGTTGGACTCAGGGAACTACTGGGACCCTAACAAATGGCCTCCCTACCGGAACTCCTACATTTGGAAGCGGCGCTAGTGGAACATCGTCTATTTCTATTGTTTCTTCGGGCCAATTAGCGGGATCAAATTCTCTCTCTTATGCGAATTCTGCCGCTACTACTGCTGGAAATATGATTGCTAGTTCTAGTTATGCGATCGATGCAGAAGATCAAGCCAAAGTTCTTACAATTAAATTTTACTATAGTGTACCTACAGGTGCTTCCAATTGTAACTTTAGTGGGACCAGCTCTAATTCTTACGCATGGGCCATTTACGATGTTACAAACTCTAGTTGGTTAACATCTGCTGGTAATTTTAATCTGGTTCAAACCACTGGAAGCGGTTATGTCACTGGAACTTGTCAAACCAACGCTACAACTGCAAACATTCGTTTAGTAGTTTATTCGGCAAATGCTACGAGTGGTGCTGCGACTATTTACTTAGATGATTTTTATGTAGGCCCTCAGACTGCTCCAAGTGGTCCTGCGATGACGGATTGGATAGCTTATACACCTACACTGACTGGATTTGGGACTAGCACTAATATTAGTTTCCAATCTCGTCGAGTAGGTAGTGATTTAGAAGTAAAAGGCTCTTTCACACAAGGGACGCCAACAGCAGTTCAAGCCCAGATTTCAGTGGGATATAGTGGCGCAAATGCAAACGTAACAGTGGATACCACTCGTGTCCCTGCCTCTGGACTTATTGGTAAAATGGCTCTAGGCCTAGACAGCTCTACCTATTTTACCTGTTCGGTTCTGGCGCCATCAGCAAATCAAAATTATGTAAATCTTGGTGTACAGACAAATGCAGCCACTGAACTCACCGCCGCTAATGCAAATAATTTTGGGGTGAGCGGTACTGGAATTTCTGTGTTCTTCACAGTTCCTATCGTAGGTTGGTCTTCGAACTCTTCAATGTCTGCGGACACCGACACGAGAGTTGTTGCAGCTAATTATACCGGATCAACAGCTACTATTACTTCTTCCTACAGCAATGTAACTTTTACCACTCTTTCCATAGATACTCATGGCGCCTATTCTGGAGCTACCTATACTATTCCCGTAACTGGCATCTATGATTTTGGTGGTCAGGTCTATATTTCTGGAACCGCTTCTTTAAATGGCACGACTATAGTTGGATTATCACAAAATGGTTCTGTAACTAGGGAAAATGATTTTACCTACGCAGGAGCTGTAACGGGATCAGTAGGAATCCCATTTAATTTTGGGTCTATCTCTTGTAAAGCAGGAGATGCCATTATAATTCAGGTTAAAAGTAGTATTACTCTTCCTGTTATTACTTCGAGTGCAACCGAAAACTTTTTACAAATTGCTCGTAGATCTGGACCTGCTGTTATTACCGCCACTGAGAGTGTAAATGCTCGTTATCACGGTGCAACAGCTACTATTACTGGAACAGATTCCCCTGTCACCTATACGACTAGAGATTTCGATTCTCATAGTGCTTATTCTGGTTCTACCTACACCATTCCAGTAAGTGGTAAATATCAAATTAACGCTAGGATTTCGACTACCAACGCAACTGGAACTGAGAATGCAGCAATATCCATTTACAAGAATGGGTCCCAAGTTGGGCAGCAATTTTCGGGGAGTTTCTCCGCTGGAAATAATTGTGACCCCAATATTTCTGATATTATTCAGTGCAATTCAGGAGATACAATAGTTATTGAAATTTTAAATAGCGGAACCACTCCATCTGTGACTTCGTCTAATGTTAGAAATGTTTTCTCCATCGTTAGAGTAGGAAATTAATCATGATATATACGGTGAAATATGCCTAATTTTAAGCCAATTGATGATCGCCAGGTAATCCAAAGAAGCGCTCTTTCTACTTCCATTGGTAGTTCCGCCAATACGACTCTAGACGCTCTTTTCGCACAAATCGACAGCGTGATGGTTAATCTGAATGGTACTCAGACCCTGACCAACAAAACCCTTGCTTTCCTACAAACTAACGTCATTACGGATTCCACCACAACCGGTCTAGCCGCAACCCTTCAAAGCGGCGATATTGCCAATGGCATCGTTCGCCTTACAAATGCCTCATTAGCTAGTGTTAGCGGCATTCCAGCAGGAGCTAGCGGTCAATATATAGTCATAGAGAATCAAACTACTGGAACCATCTTAATCAATAACGACGATAGCGATGCCAGTGTAGGTAATCGAATTTTTACAGGGTCTGGCTCCCCAGCTTCAATGCCAGTTGATTCCAGTTTTCTATTTTTCTACGATTCCATCGCTGCTCATTGGATGTTGATGGCTGGCAGTGGAAGTGGAAGTGGAGTGAGCTTTCCAATTGGTGCCTCGATGAGTGCCTACCTAGAAGAACCCCAATTCCAAGCTCAAATGGGGTCTATTTGGGTACTTCAAGACGGCAGAAATGTGGTTGGATCTCAGTATACCACACTTACCGGCAATACGAATATTCCAGACGCTCGCGGACAGGTACTCAGAGGCTGTAACGACGGCGATAGTTTGCTTGGAACTCGTACCGATGGACAACAAAACCCAGACGGTACTTTGGCTTTGGGCGCTCAACAGTCTGATATGTTCGCAAACCACGACCATACGATCAACGAGAACTTCGCCGCGCCTTTGAACTTCTCATTTACTAATGGTCAGCCACCCCCAACGACCACGGGGTCAAGCATTACAACCGGCGTAACCAATTTTTCGGGTGGAAACGAAACTCGTGGTAAAAATATTACCATCAATCATTTTATCATGATCGGTACTGGCTATCCGATGGCTCTCGTCCTTTCTCCATCCTCTGTGAATCTACCTACAGGCGGAACGCAAACGTTTACCGCTTCTGGAGGCGTGGTTCCATATACGTACAGCATCCTCTCGGGTGGTGGAACCATCAATTCCATGACAGGTTTCTATACCGCTCCGGGCTCAGCTGGTCCTGTTGTTATCGAAGTCACCGATTTGGCTAGCCACACCGCAACTTCATCGGTTGATGTTTATGCGGCCTTGCAAATTGTCCCATCAAGTATTACGTTAGCGGTAGACGATACCGAAACCTTTACTGCGACTGGCGGCGTTCCTCCATATATCTACTCAATCGCTTCAGGCGGGGGAACCATCAATACTTCGACCGGTCTCTATACGGCTCCAGGAACCCCAGGCGGAGCTTCGGTAGAAGTTACGGATTCAGTATCTAGCCATTCTATCGCCCTAATTAGTATCAATGCCGCATTACAGATCGCTCCAACCTCCGTGAATGTTGGAATTTCCGATACCACGACATTTACAGCTTCTGGTGGAACCGGTTCTTATGTTTATAGCGTTATCGCAGGCGGCGGTAGTGTCAATCCATCAACCGGTGTATATACAGCTCCCAATACTCCAGGTTCTGCTACTGTGGAAGTCACGGATTCTTATGGCAATACCTCGAATGCATCGGTTACCATAGTTCTAGAAATTACAGCTCCTTACTACACAGGCTCTCTGTATCAAGGTGGGGCGTCCGGTGTTGTCTTGACGACATCTGGAACTCTGACTATCCCACCAGGCATTTTCTCGATCCAGGCTATTCTCGGCGGCGGCGGTGGTAGTGGTTGCGGTGATGGAGTTTCAGGACATACCGTAGGTAATGCTGGAGGTTCGACTATATTTGGCGGACTTGCAAGTATTGCCGGAGGTAACGCTGGAACTGGAGCTAATTTTGCTAATGCTCCTGGCGGCACAGCACTGGGAGACGGCGGCAGCGGCGGATATGGAACGCCCAGTGGTGGAACTTCTGGAAGCGGTACTGCTAGCAGTGGACCTGCCGGTGGAGCTAGCGGCGGATCAGGCCAAACCAGTCCTTCTGGATTTGGTGTTGGCGGTGGGGGAGCAGGGGGAGCCGTCGTTCCAGGATATACCGGAGTGGGAGGCGCAGGAGCTGGTGGGTTCGTTACCAACGGTCAACCAGGTGGCTACCCAAGCGCAGGCGGCGGCGGTGGTGGTGGAAATACGGGAGATTATTCTGCTGGCGGCGGCGGTTCAAGTATTGGAACCGCGTTCCAAGTATTCAGTGTTACTCCAGGTCAGATGATTGTAGTAACGATCGGAGCGGGCGGAGCTACGGATACCAATTTTGCTGGCGGTGGGACTCAAGGCGGAGCTGGCGGTAATGGATTCGTTTGGATCCAATTATAATGGGCAAAGAATTTAGATTCATTGGCCTAACCTGCCTTATCTTACTCGTCATGTATATGGTGGGTTCTGGAATCTTAGATGTCCTTGGAGCCTTCGTAAAGAGTTTTAGCGGCTAAACAGAAACTCCCTGATCGCTTGATGAATTTCTATTAAGCATTGGAAAAATTCACTCATTTAAGTGCCGCCTTCACAGCATTCCTTACAGTTTCTCTCGTAGCTCCCAAACTCAATCTTGCCCACTCATCGGTTTCGCCCCACAAGCTGCCGGGTAGCCATTTGATATTGGCTTTTTCTAAGGCTTTCTTTTCAGTCTTTCCAAGATGGACTACAGCAAACATCCCTCTTGTTGGAACATCGCCTTGACCAAATCTATTAAGAAGTCTTTGCATTTCACCGCGATTATCGTTTAAATAGTTCGAGGATTTGGCCTCAAATCGATCCAAATTCAATCGATCCAAAACGTTTTCAACAATGGTTATAGAAACCGTGGACAATCCAATGCAACTAGCGGTTACGTATCTTCCCATATAAGTAGCTAAGTCGTCGTCATCGGTACCAGCCCATCCAATTCTCAAGCCAGATAGTCCCAATGTCTTAGAAATACTCCCACAACTGATTCTGTATTTGGCAGGAACGTGGCCACCATTGGTATAGGTTTTGCTAGCATAGGCACTATCCCAGATATCGACAGATTCAAACGGACAAACCGAGCCATCGGGAGCACTGGGACTATCTATGAGAGAAATAAAGTTCTTTTCCAATGATCCAAGTTTGATAAGGGCGTCTCTACGTTCCCTGTCTATCATAGCCATACCGGCGATTTGAATGATTTGAGGATAAATTGGGTAATATCTCTTATTGGTAACGCAGAAATCGATCCCATTGTCTTTTAAAGCATATAGGGCGGCGTTAATAGCTCCAGTCGCGCCCATTGTGGCTATGAGATGTTTTGGCCGATGTCCGCTTTGCCTTTCAGCTAAGACCTTGAGCTGCTCGATTAGTTTTGGAGTTCCTAGATGTTCGGGATATCCCATGGAGGCAATGGATGCGGAAGGATCGAGATAATGGCTACCTAGGGTTTCAGCGAGAGCTTGGCGAACGACAATAGGGCAGCCCCATTGCATATCGTAGAGTATCTTATTTGACGTCGCCATTTTGCTCGATTTTTTCATTTTCATATGGGCCAACTATCCGCCTATTGAACTCGGTTTTTGCTCCTTCGAGCGCTCCGACGATATCGTTTATATTTTGATAATTTAGGCCGTTTCGTTTTATATAGCTAAGGACGATTTCGGTGAAGGCGTAATTCATATCTCCAGCACAGTCGATAGCTCCCATGTCCAAATAATCGCTATGCTTGGAGTCGGCATTGGGCTGCCAACTTTTTAAACAGATTTCCCAACGCTTTTTTTCTTTAATATACGGCATTATCCCCTCACCAATCTAATCAAAGGTTTTTCCACATCCAAGGCTTCGTTTATAATAGCACGAAACCTAGCTGGAATTCCGGATTTATGACACCTGTCTAGTTCATAAACTTTACCCAAAAACGTCATATCTTTCAAAGTCAGAGTATAACGATTGAGCTTATTTCTGAGATTTCCTTCGCCTTCAATGGTTTCATTCTGGTAAGCCATGGGAGCGCGTCCATTGGTTTCGATGAATTCCAGAATTTCTTTTTTGAATCCTGCAATATCATGTTTTCGTTTATTATTGGTCGTTCTGCCAGTAACCATGGCGATCCGGCGGAAATTGGCATCGAAACTTCCGGATTCTTTAGAAACATAGTTTTCGAAACGCGCACCCAGTCGTTTTTCGCGTTTATTTTTACTTAGACGACTTGGCCACCGATTGTTTTTAAGGAAGAA